ACCATGAACCCCCCCAAACAAATATAGGTTGGGGGAAGAGAGGGGGTGTACTAAGTAAAAACTTACGCCCCCCGACATACAATAGGCGTAGTTCCAAGCAATTTGATGGGATGAGATATTTATCGCGTTAGTTTTGGTTACTTTAAGCTCTACCCAAAAAGAAACACCTTCCGCGCATATATGAACGTCTGGGACGCCGCCGCCATAACGGTTTTCAATCCTTGTGGTGTTCCAGTGTGGGGGTATTTTCGATTTTATCCTGTTCCACAGAAGGGTCTCTGTCTTTTGTGTCATCAACCACCTCATAGTCAGCTTCCACAAAAGCATGTGGATGGGACTGTCTCAACTCTTTCAATCTTATTTCAATTTCGTTCCGGCTCATGTTTTCGATAGCGTGGAAATGATTTGTTTCACGTCTATCGGTAGTAAGTCCACCCAGAGCAGATCGAGTCTTCTCCGCATTAATGGCAGCAGAAAAATGCCCAGCCTCTTCCGCCCCCACGGAAAGTTCGCTCAATCGTTTAAGCTGCCCCATGAGTGTGACGCCATATCTGCGTTCCCTGTCTTCCCTTAATTCGGTGATGTAATCCGACACATGGGGAAATGAACTTGGGTCCAAAAGTTTGTGCGCCTGAATTCGAGCTTTCCCATCTTTATCTGAATAGCCAGCCAGGCGAGCGCATTCCGCATTTGATCGAGTTCCGTCCACAAAATTCCTAGCGAACTCACGCTGCCGGTTAGTCAGCTTCCTCCCATGTTCTTCTTCGATCTCTTTTGCCTTAGTGTCCATCCGTTTCTGCATATTCAAAACTTCATTGCTGGGGAGGGCCTAAAGTTTATGCCCTCAGTCGCCCTATATACCAGCACTTTCAAAAACAATATGGTTAATTCCAAGATTTCAAATCCACCAACGGTTAGAAGAGTGTTACGAAACATATCTTTTTGTAACGGAGTGTAACGAGTAGTGTAACGAGTAGTGTTAAGGTATTTCAGTAGTTTAAGTGTTGTTTTAGGGTACTGGTTACACTTTTACACTTTTTCATGTCTAAAATCTTTTTTTCAAACTCTTTTTTTCAAATCAGCCGTATATAGGTGACGAGGCCTCCCCCTCGAACAACGCCTGAAAACTCCGCTAGGGGCTCTGAGGCATTTAAGGCCTATCACCATGGACCTTTGACAATGTACCATGATCCATGATACGGTTTCCTTGTAAGAAATTAGAAAGGTAGAACGATGAAAAATCAGGTCATCTCCTTATACGACCTCACGGGGGAGGCGCTCCGTCCATGGGCGGAGGCTGGATATGAGTGTTTCGCTTACGACATCCAGCATGAGGGAAGGCGAACTGAAGACGGCATAACGTATGTTCATGCCGACCTTCATGATTCTACCACGCTTCTGTCTTTGATAGCCACTCACACTGCCAAGGCATGTTTTATGTCGGCTTTTCCACCCTGCACGGACCTTGCGGTCAGTGGTGCGCGGTGGTGGAAGAAGAAGGCGGAAGAGAATTCTGCTTTCCAGACTGAGGCGGCCCGTCACGTTAAGAGGTGCCATTGGGTGGGGGTTGCTTTGAAATGTCCCTTCTACATAGAAAACCCGATTGGTGCGTTATCGCGATTGTGGAGAAAACCTGATCACAAGTTCGACCCGTGCGACTTCGGCGGCTACTTGCCGAAGGACGATGTGCATCCGCTATGGCCCGAAGTCATTCCGCCGCGAGATGCGTATCGGAAGAGGACTTGTCTGTGGACGGGGGGAGGATTCGAGAAACCTTCTTCCGATAAGGTAATTCCTGAGACAGTGGTCTATGCGCGGAAAGACCCCACCAAGGGCGAAAACTTTTCTCCTGTCCTTGGCAAGACGGGGGGCAAGTCTCTAAAGACGAAGAACATCCGCAGTGCAACGCCGCGAGGCTTTGCCAAGGCGGTATTTTTGGCGAACATAAAGGAGAGAACTGATGATTGAGAAAGCGTACAGCGCCACGATTTTGCGGGTAAGGGATTTGGAAATCTGCCAGACGTGCCATGGCAACGGATATGTCCGACGAGATGGTGAGGTAGAACAATGTTCAACGTGTGGCAGCGAAGGAGAGTATGAGTTTCGGGGAGGAACCGCGTCATGATGGGCAAGGACGACTGGATGGAGGAAGACCAAGCTATCGGCGAGGAGTTCACGGCTGGTGAAATTGATCGAGAAGACGCGGACCGCCGACTTAAGGATCTGGGTTTTGATCCTTTGGAAATAAAGGACACGCTAGACGAGCTAGAGCTTAACCTTGACTCGTTGGACAGAGACGAAGCCAACGCAGACGCTAAACGCGATCTGGACCGAGAGGAATATAATCGTGGATAAAATCGAGAAAGGAGAGACGGATGTGGCCCTTTAAGAAGACCCCTCCGCCGATAGTTGATGAAACTGAGAACGATGAAACTGAGAACCAGGTTGAAACTCCAGAACTCCAAAAGGGCTGGAGCACCCATAAAGAAATCTTCTGCCCCTGTTGCAGTGGTTCGACTACCGTGCCGCATTTTGCGTGGCAGAATTTTGAATGCCCACATTGCAAGGAAGTTGTAGAGAAATACGATTGGCTAGGGACGGATGTTTCGTAAGATTTGGGACAGGATCCGTGATCCTAAAAACTGGGAGAGTAGAATGGGAATTGAATATTTTTTGTTAATTGCCCTTGGTAGTTTGATTGTAGGACTTTTGTCAGGGTGACCCTAACGGAGACGTATAATGACAACGGACAAGATAGCTAAGTTAATAGAAGTGTCCAAGAAGGCGAAGGATCCTGATTTCAAGCGCATATGGGAACACAAGATCAGGCAGCTGGTTAGAAAGTCGAAGGAAATACGATGAATATATTTTATTTAGACGACGATCCCAAAATTGCCGCGTCGTTTCATTGTGATAAGCATTGCGTTAAAATGATTCTTGAGTCTGCTCAAATGTTATCTACAGCCCACCGTGTTCTTGACGGTGATGAGGTTGCAACCTCCAAACATCTCTACAAAACGGTATCTAAAAACCATCCATGTACTATATGGACACGAACTAATTCTGAGAATTATGAGTGGTTATGGAAGTTGTACGATAATCTCATGAAAGAGTATACCCGTCGTTACGGTAAGCACCACGCTTCAGAACAGTTGACTCATGCTCTTTGGGAATTTCCTGGGAATATATCTCATGGAGATTTCACTGATCCACCACAGTGTATGCCTGATGAATATAAAGTAGAAAACGATACTGTTCAGGCCTTTCACAATTATTATCATGGTGAAAAAGCACACTTCGCTGAGTGGCGACTGGGTGAACCTTGCTGGTGGAAGGGGAAAGTATAAATGAGGTCTTATTTGCTGGCCGGTATCCTCCTTATAGGATTTATGGATACAGCCATGGGAGAGGAACAAGTCTGTCTGGCGGAAGCCATGTACTTCGAGGCCCGTGATCAGGGAACCATTGGCATGATTGCCGTGGGCGTGGTGATCCAGAACCGGGTAGACCATCCGAAGTACCCTGACACCATCTGCGGGGTTGTTCGGCAGGGCCGTTACTGGAACGGAAATCCAATCCGAGACAAATGCCAGTTCAGCTACTGGTGTGATGGCCGGCCAGAGCGTCCCGCCGAAAAGGAAGTTTGGAAAGAGGCGCAAGACGTAGCAGAGTTACTATTAAGTACACAGATAGATATGGTTGGCCTGGAACGGGCTACACATTATCATGCAACGTGGGTAACACCGAAATGGTCCAAGTTCCTTGAACCGTGTACCAGGATTGGCCAGCACATATTCTATTCGGAGCCTTAAATGAGAAAGAAAATGCCGGACAGGAGACCCTCGATAACGAGAGTCTTGGATACAGCTTCGGGACACTATTACATAACCTTTGGCATTGACCCAAACGATGAAGAGACCAGAGAAGTTTTTATCAGGGGCTCGAAGATAGGAAGCGACATGGATATTCTCCTGGACGATGCCTCTTTGATTTTGTCCCTGGCTTTACAACACGGTCTCCCCTTGGATCAATTAATGCACAGTCTTAATACAGGAAGAGCAGAACACGGGAAATCTGTGTTGGCGTCTGCCATTAAGATAATGAGCGAGGAAATGTCCGGTATTAGGGAAAATTCAGCATGAAAAATAGCGAACACAAATATATGTTACCAACCAGAACTCGGAGACGGGGAAATCCTTATCCACGAAACATACGTAAGAGCCTTGGTCCGAAGTCCTGTTGGAGGGGGTGTAAGAAGAAGCAAAGAGGTCAGGGCTAAAAACTGTTTAACCCAGGAGGAAGACAAATGGGAGCTACCAAGAAATGGATGCTGGAAGAGGCGGACGCGGAATTTCGTAAAGAAGAGGAGAAGCGTGAAAAAGAAGAGGATCTCCTTGCTCTGGAAGAGGAACGTGAAGAGGAACGTAAGCTTGAGGCAGCGATTGAGAGTTGGCCAGAAGAGCAATATGAGGAAGCAGAGGAAGAACGACTAATAGAGGAATCCATCCAGAAACAGGAAGAGGAGAAGCGTGTGATCGTAGAGGGATTAACGAGCGCAGAGGCACACACGGAGATTATCGTTCCTCTTAATGTTCTTTTTGCTCCGAAAGAGGAAGAGGACGCAGAGGTAGAACGTCTAATAGAGGAATCCATCCAGAAACAGGAAGAAGAGGATCGCCTGATTGGTGCAGCAGAGGAAGAAGAGGATCGCCTGATTGAGGAACTGAACTGGCACAGTTCTCAGATGGAATTATTGACGAGAAAATTGAAGGAATTGAGACCGCTGTTAAGGATCAGGCTTCGGCATTTAGCGGAGAGTCTGGAAACTGGTTGAGATGATCTACTGGAAATTTAACAAGGCTGTTGATGAGGCCACTTGCCAAAAGATTATTGCTGTTGGCGAGCCCATCAGGTGAGTGATAATGGATGCTAAAGAGGATCCATTATACCCAGCCCTTCGTAACAGGCCTTGGACGAAGGAAGAAGAAGATAAACTGCGCGAATTGTGGGAGAACGGCACGGCGGTCAGCCTGATAAGCCGAATCCTGGGCAGGCGCTCGTCAGGGGTGGGGCAAAAAGCAAAACGCCTAGGGTTAGGGACGCGATATCGGTACAACCCCTATGTCAAAGCAAAAGAAAGGGCGCCCACCAAAAAGAAAAAGTGTTTGAAGTGCCAAAAACCGTTTCAGGCTACGCGGTTTATTTTTCTTTGCAAGCCGTGCAAGCACAACATCGCCAGAGTCTGGAGCGGGTAATAAGTGACTACCACCCTTCATCACAACATCGAGGCTTTGGTCTTTGATCTAAGGGCATCTAAGTCATAGCCCATAGCCTCAAGCAGTCTTTCGATCTTGTAAATTGAGGGCTCAAGAATTTTGCAACGCTCATAATTCTCAATAGTACTGGCGCCAACCCCGGACAAAGTAGAGAGTTCCGTGCGTGTTAAGCCTGACTCGCTACGAATATCCGAGAGTATTACAGACCAGTGCTCCCGCTGGCCTCGCATGGTCCCTCAGTGTTGGGACGTATTATCCGTATCCCAATCTTCCAGTACAGAATAGTAATCAATCTCTTCATTTCCCGACATAATTCCTATAGTTGCGGTCAGCAGGCGTGAAATTAAATACACGACCTTGGGCAGACCTAGTTCCTTTGCGCCAGTTTCTATCGCTACGCGAAACAGAATAATAGTTTTGGATGCCGGCGTCAGAGAGAATTTTTGGTTAGTTCGGTCCGTTAGTTCTCGGTAGAACTCGTCCATATCCTCTATCATGCGCGTAAACTTTCGCCATAAGTGAGACGAAGTTCAGCGTCGGTTGGTGCATTCTGCGCCACTTCCACCAAAAAAGCAATCTGCTGCGCTGGAGACCTTTGATTCTGCGCCGCCAGAATTAAAAGTTTCTCCCAAGCAGGGATGGGGACGGCAACGCTTTTGTACCTCTTAATGTCGGGCATTCATCTTCTCCTCAAGTTTCAATAATTCCGGGTAATAGTGGCCTGTCGTAATTCGTAAACGTGTTCCAGGCATAGACAGGATTTCTACGGGCGTGGCTACTTGGTTTCCTCATAGAAACATATTTTCCCGTGTTTATAATTATCCCTCTTTTAACGGCTTTCATAATGAGGGCTCCCCACGCATTAGGGTGGTGCGGGTCACCTATTTTTTTCGCTATCCGCAAACGCAGATCTTCCCCTGTGAAGGTGGACAAATCGTTCCCTGAACGAAGATCAAGCAAAGCCTTGAATGCGGTATCCGACCACGGCTTTGCATTTTGATAGACTGTTAACAGACCCTCGTCCCGGAGTTCTTTTGCGACATCTGCCTCAAATAAATCGGTTATCATCTCAACCATTCCTTCAGTTCTTCACCAAGCACCGTGCTGGCGATATCCATCTTGTTTCTAAGAGCCTTGACGATCCGC